TATTCAAGAACTTAGTCATTTCAATAGTTTATGGTGCGTCAGAGAAGATTCGAACTCCCGACCAACTGGGACGGTTTAAAGGATACCATATCATTTTAAAACGTTCCAAAGCCATTGATTTTACTATATTCATTGTTTATAGTTTCCTACACTTTCTCACAACCACATAAAACTAGTGTGGGAATAATGTGGGAAAGTGAGGTGAGAAACATGGATAAATCTGAATTAATAATATCGCATTTAGAGAGTAAAATGCATGAACTAGATAAGAAAGCATTAGCTCTGCCAAGAAGTGAATTTGATGAATATATCGAAATTGTGAACCAAGTGACATTTCTTGATGAGTTGATTGATGAGATTAAGAGGATATAAAAAGAGCCCCAGGGATGGGGCTTATCTTTTAAATTTATCTTTTATACAACTATTACTTTCATTATTGTACTTTTCGGGATGAAAAGTTTCATCTAACAACTTATTTATAAGCCAAATCAGTCTATACGTGTTTATGAAAAAGTATATGATAAAATTAGCGGCGAGTATTAAAATAACAGTTCTAACCCAAGTGTTTCCAAAGTCAATTCTAATGTAGATCCCTACTAATAGCAAAATCAAAAATACGCCTTGAATAATAGAATATTTTAAAATTTTTATCACAAAATCTGTATATTTAAATCTTTTTATAAGTTCCATAATTCTTTTATCACACATAGTTAATAACAAGGTTCCTATGGTTATGTTCATGCTAAGAAGAATAGACACAAAAGTTATAATGTGAGGTAAAAGATCTTTAAAAGGTTCTATAAACCCTACATATTCTTCATTAAAAAAATAGTTTTTTATATTAATTATAATCTCCTGGTTAAAATAATATATAAGAAAACATAATATAAAAAAACACATGTTAACTACAATTGATTTAATTATTTTTCTAGCTATATGTTTTAATTTCATTTTTTACATTATGCCTCCTCAAAATATATTTTATTCTATTCGCAAATAGGTTTTATAATTTTACCAATCCTTTTTCCTAAAGTAAGATCAAATTTAGCATTCATTTGTAATAAAATTTTATCGAATGTTTTAGGATCACCCTTGGATACGTTTATTTCAATAGTATCATCTAACTTATAATTTATCAAATCTATTACTCGGATTTCTCCATCGTCCAACATTTTAACTTTTAATGTTGGGAATATCTTTTCATCACGCTTCATCATGTTAACTAGTTTCTTTAATCCACTTTTTTGTAAAAAAATCTGCCTAGATCTCCCTATATTGATTTCCAATTTCAAAGTTGCTCCATTGATACTTCTGGCCAAATCAGCTACATTCTTTAAGCGTTTAAATTCTTCCTGGCCATCTTCCCAAGATTCCAATTTAGACAAATCAGTTATAGTAGTTGATATGCTTTTATATTCTATTAATGAATCATCCGATATATTCTTATACCTATCATCAAATGTTATAGGAGATATTATAAATCTTTTTAATTCATTCATCTCTAAATATTGTCTGAAGAAATCAGAAATTCCTGCGAAAGAAACACTATACCTGTTGTTTTGTAAGGCTATTATCTTTGTTTTTTTATCATAAACTAGACAAACCTCTTCTCCTACAAATTCATCGTCATCTAAATCTAAAGCATGGCCTTCACCATTACGCTTTGAAACAAAAGGTACGTCATCTCTGTTTTTCATAAAACATAAATTCCATCTTTCTGTTACTTCATTATATTCAATTCTTTTTAATTGTACACACTCTTTACCAATGTCTTTATTTTTATCATCAGTGTTTTGAACACTATTTTCGTTTGCAAATAATATCCTTTCTTCTATGTTCAAGGTTTGCAATGTTTTAAACAAATCATCCAAATCATAAATTCTTTCGTTCTTCTCTCCCCCACTCATTGGATAATAATAATATACTTTCATATTTTTTATACTCATGCTATTCCCCTATTCTTGCACTCATTCTTTTATTACTGTATAATAGGGGTAACAAAACAATGAGTAACTTTTGTATTTAAACCACTGTTGATTTAGCCGTCATAGTGGTTTATTATTTTTAAGTATATCACGTAGTATAACTATTTCAACACTTTCGACAAAACTTGACAAACAGTATTTTATTTCCATATTTTTATAAAAAACATCAATGGACATTATAATAATTTTAATTCTCCATCAATGATTTTTATTATTATTGTAATTATTAATCAATTCTCATTGATTAATTAATTATATTATGGTATATTTTGATTATCAATGGTCCTCCCTTGACTACCTAATAGTCCTACTTGTTTAAATGGCTGTAGGGCTATTACTTTTATTAGAAAAAATAAGGGTACCCAAACGGATACCCTTTTAAACTACTTAAAATTCTCTATTAAATTTTTAGAACCACTATAAAAACCACCAGCTGTAAGTCCTATTACTAGTCCATACATTAACCCTTCTCTAATCCCTACTCCCATAAAAGCTACACCAAAAGAACATCCACATGCTATATTTAATATAGGTATTAACTTAGGATTAACTCCAACCTTCTTAAAAAATTCACCTAAAGCTATAACAATTCCTGTTAAAACTCCTAAACTTGCAAAATCCATATATTGCACCTCCGATTTTATTTTACATTTTTATTTACATATGTTTTAAGATCCTGTACTGCTTTTAAATCTACTTGCAGTTTGTCTATCTCCTTATATAAATTAGCCATTACACTATTTATGCTGCATTCAACAGCATAAAGTTGTTTATTCAGTAGTTCTTTATCCATCTTATTTTCACCTCCTTTTAATCTAGTTTTAAACTCATTCCACTTCGCCCAGTTACTAGCACTAAAAGACTTAGGGCATAGCTTAAAACTTGCATCATAATGTCTAACAACTCTTTCAATAGGTATATCTAATTCATTCATTAACTGCTTTGTTAAATCTAAAGTATTTTGAATGGTTTTTTCTGATGGCTGCATATTACTTTCCAAACACATCTCTATTGAAATGCTATTACTGTTTGTAATACCATTTCTTCCCCTACCATCACCTACAGCCCACGAATAATTGTTGTTATAATCTATGATCTGGATTACGTTGTTTGAATCAACAAAAAAATCTGCACTAGAGTTCCTGTTTCCACCGGCAAAATAATCTCTGTTGTTTTGAGCACTTGAAATAGCTCCTACATCATGAATTACAATGTATTTTATGGAATTGTTTCTTTTAGAAAAATTGTACTTTATTAATTGTTTTTTTATTGGTATCACTACCTCATACCTCCTATGGACTTATTTAAAGATATTATTTTGCACTGCATAAAAAAAGAATCCTATAAAAGACCCTATCAGTAACCCTATAAACCACTTCATAACTGAAGTCAGGGCCCTAAGGTTTTCACATAAATTCTTAAGTTCACTTTTTAATGTAGCGCTGTCCTGTTCTAATTTATCTAATCTGTCAGCATGGTTATTTAAACGCTTGTCATGTACCTCAAGCTGATGTTCAACTAATTCATCGTTCATATTACACATCCTTTCTTAGATTTAAGGCAATAAAAAAGAACCTAATCGGCTCTGAATTATTGCCCTATTATTTAATTTATATCCCTAACTGTAATAGTAGGTTGTATTGCCGTATTGACTTGCACTGTGCCATTCTCAAATTTCTTTAATTCTGTTAGTTGCGGAGTTGTTACTGGTGTAGCTAATTCATAAAGCACTGTTACATTGTTAGCTTGTAACCAAGACTTAAATGACGGGATATAGGTTGAAGTTGTGCCATCTACGAAATTATATTGAGTCAACTTAGACTTTAATATCTGTATTTGAAAATTGCCAGTGCTGTAATGTATATTTATACATTCGATACTTGGACTACTTATCGCCCCAACTGTAAATTTGTCAGATATAACTACACCTGCATTTTTAGCACCTATGTTTAAATCAAATCTTAGTGCTTCGCCATAAGTATTAAAATATACCCAATTTTCACTACCATTTAGCACAGTTTTACCAATTCTTTGTGTAAACACATTATCCTTTATTCCATCCTTAATATCGCCCACTTTACGCAATACTAAATGCACTGTAATCCTATCTTGTAACACCCCATTACTACTTACAATTTCTATCTTATTTCCTTCTGCCTCTCCCACACTCTCTAGGGTACAACCTGTCTCAAACACGTTTGTATACGTTCCATTATCACGTTTGTATATCGTATTGCCTTCCAAATCTATAGCAATCATTTTTTGTATTTCTTGTTGCTCGCCTACTGTCAAAATATCCATTAAATCACAATAAGAGCTTCCATCCTTGCTACCTCCCGCAAAGTACCACTTATCTCTATTCACCGCAATTGCCATTTGCCCGCCTCTTCCTTCTGGTAATTCATTGCATTTAGTTAATACATTGTTATACTTAAATATTTCAGATCCAATCAAAAGATAAATGTTGCCATTATAAGTCCATGCACCATTAAACCATGCCTCAGTTGCAGAACTTGGTTTTAATTGTTCCCATGTGTTAGTTGTCACGTTGTATTTTAACCATACTTTATTACCATTAATGCCAAAAACATATATAGAACCATTAATTGTAGCGCAATAGCAACGTGTAGCTGCAACCGGCATATTTGCACCACTACTCCATGTATTTGTTGCAATATCATATATTTCTAATTTGTCATACAATGTTCCACGTCTATTGTCTCCGCCGCATACATATATTTTCCCATTTAAAACGCACATACCAAGTAATGTTCGTGAAGTAGGCATATTTGCGCCAACACTCCACGTATTAGTTGCTATATCATAAATTTTTAAGCTTGATAATGTATTGCCACCGCTAGCCGAACCACCAACAACATACATTTTCCCGCCATGAAGCACAGCCTTAGTTTCAGCACGTTGCCCTCCGCTCGCTCCACTACTCCATGTATTTGTTACAATATCATATATTTCCATACTAGAAACATAATCACTGCTATACCCACCATCTACATATATTTTATTATTGTAAACAACACAATGAGCTCCATACCTTCCATATTGCATTGTTTTGCCTTGTTCCCAAGCTGGCTTAACCGTAGGCATGTACGGACTTACTCCGCCAATTACTTTTTGCCCAAATAGAGCCACTTGTACTTGGTTTGCGTCAATTGTTATAGTAGTACTGGATATTAATCTTACTGATAACTTATGCTTTTCATTTGCCTGCACCTTAGTTATTGCGTAATTAAAACTTAAAGTACTAAAATTTACTACATTTGTCTTAGGTCTTAATGCACACAGTATATTGTCAACGTAAAACTTGCATTCAACTGTCGCTGTAGCATTAATTTGTATGGTCACAAATAACAATAAGTTGGAGCTTGAAGATGTTTCATATTCTAATGTGCAAATTTCCGTTGAAACATTACTCCCTACTTGAACAGCGGTTTCATTCGTATATGTGTACATTCCCATATTATTTTCTTGCGTTTGAGTTTCTACGTATTGCTCTTGAGCTGTCTTATTCTCTATTGCTTTTTTGCTAATTTTAGCTTGTGTAGTAGCTTTTAAACCACCACAGTACCTAATTTTATTATTAGTAACAATGCTTAAATGTGCTACGTCTTTTTCGTCATACACTTTAATTTTGTCACACACTTCCATGGCAAAATCGCCCTGCCATTCTGCGTTATATCCTATATACTGTGTAGCTTTATAGTAGTGTAAAGTATTAACTGCAATAGCCTCCAAGTATCCCTCGCCTATGCCATTCAGTAATGCTATTTCCTGGTTTAATACATTGCCTGTGCTATCACCTACTTCATAGCCATTTACAACCACACCTGTAATGTTACTAAAACTATTGCTTACTGTAGTTTTGTAGCTATTGTAGTTAGTAATTTCAACGTCAGTATCGTTTAGTACATATATATCCACTAGTCCACTTAAGCACACTAGGAACCCACCGGCTATCGTTGCAACATCTGTTAAAACTTGCCTAAATGAACCCTGTGGTTTTTGTGGAATCATTAAATCATTAAAACTGTAAGTGCTATTTTTAAAGTTATACCCAAACTGTATGCCTAGTGTCTTTTCCATGTCTGCTACAATAGCATTAACTTTTGCTGGGAATACCAATTCACTAGAATATTTACTGTCCAGTATGTCCATTGCAAGCTTATCAAATCCTTCTAGCTTTATACTCTTACCAGTTTCTTTATACTCTTCTATCCAAAAATCGTTGTAGAAGATTTCTTCCCATTTTCCGTCTGCTAGCTGTATCATAAAGTATAGCTTTATCATCTTATCTTCAAAGTTTATGTTGTCATATTTATTGTCATGATTACTCAGAGAAATAGAAATAGGGCTTGCTATTCCACCACCAATCGCAAAATTTTCACTGGCCAGTATAGCGTTGTCTACTTCAATTGTTTCTATATTATCATCTGTTATTGTCAAAGTTGTTGTACCTTGGACGATAATTTTTGCACCAAGAATCCTTGAAGGACTTCTTATTGCTGTTTTATATGCAGCGCTTACATTCTTCATTTTGCTACCTCTCTATAAAATTCATCTTTAAGTTTTGCCATTTTCCCATGTATAACATTGGAGCTGTTCTTGTTCCTACATAAAATGTTTTCGTGATTGTTGCACCTTCAGCTGGATCAGGATATGCGACTTCGAAAAACACATTTTGAACCGCTTTCAAAAGTATGCTTATCTCGCCATCCTCAAGCGGTGGCCATTCGCACGTAAGCTTTCTTTTAACTGCAATTCTGTCCCTTAACATCTGCCCTCTTGTATTTCTTCCACTCTCTCCGTCTATGTCTTCAAAGTCCACTACAAAAACTTTAGGAGCAGCTATTGCTACTCCATTTATTTTAAGCATATAACCACTCCTTTTTTATATCGGCAATAATACCTTGCCTGTTTTCTTTTCTAATTTTCTAAAGCTTTTTATTATAACATCACCCATTTTATTAGAATCCATGTATAGCTCTACAGTCAAATCTCCACCGCTATTGTTGCTATTCCCTTGCCCTTCCATTTTGGAGAAGAAAGCACCTAATGCTTGTGTCATTACCTCCATCATTTTTCCTTCTGGTGCAACTATTTCACCTTGGGTTTTGTTATCTCCAATCATGGCAAGTTGCGGTTGATTAGCTTTAACATAACCGCCTGTTGCAAGTTTAGGAATATTTACTTTAGCCATTTCACTTAAATTAAAACCAAACTTTTTACCACCTATAACTGGTATCCATTCAGGTACATTAAAACTCAACTTATTTAATGCCCTTATCATTAAGTTAATACCACTTATTACTCCATTAACCATAATATTAATGCCACCAATTATAGAGTTTACTACTCCTTTAACTATGTTCCATATGCCACTGAAAACACTGCTAAACACAAATTTAACAGCATTTAATCCAGTGGTGACTACTGTTTTTACTATATTTATTGCACCGCTTATAGTATTTTTAATACCGTTCCATGCACTACTCGTAACAGTACTTATGCCATTCCATATACCGCAAATTACAGATTTTATAGTATTAAATACTGTTGAGGTAATATTTTTAATAGCATTCCATACTGCTATTATTACATTTTTAATAGTATTAACTATTGCGCTTATTGTGTTTTTGATTCCTTCCCACACAGCTCCAGCTATAACCTTTACTTCATCCCAATGTTTAACAAGAAGCACACCAATTGCAATCACTGCACCTATTGCTAAAGTCACAAGTCCAATAGGGCTTGTGAGGAATGCTACTGCTGCTCCAAAGGCTGTTGTAACTCCTGTTGCTATGCCACATATTAAATTCCAACCACCTATTACTAACTTAACTATACCTAGAGCCACTCCAAAGCTTTCTATTGCCAGAGTTATAGCATCAACTATTGTAGTATTTTCACTCATCCAATTTCCAATGCTAGTCAATGCATCAGCAATCCAATTAAGCACATCCACAATTATGCCACCTGTCCAACTAGCAATAGGTCCTAAAAAGTTATCCCATAATAAATCTGCAGACCTTAAAAAAGATTCTAATATAGGATTAAGGAAATCCATAGCTCCAGCTAGTAAATTAAAAAAAGCTGGTAAGGCATCTTCTATAGTCCATTTTGCTAAAGGCCCTAGTATATCAGTTAAAAACCATTTTAAAGCCTGCCCTATTGTATTTACTATTGGTTCCACAGATTTCTTAAGTCTATCAAAGCTATTAACTAGAGGAGCAAAATCAATAGATTTAAACCATTTTTGCAACTCTCCCATGAATCCACCCATAACACCATCCATAGAAGATGTGTCTAGCTTAGGAACTACATTAACTGGTATATCTGTTATGCCTCCACCTACAGCACCGCCTCCAATGTCTCCACTGCTATCATCTGTAGTGGGCTTAGTTATAGTGTTTATCTCATCAAAGCCCATTAGAGCCTTTTGAAGTTGCTTTGCTTTCTTAGCTGCTTTCCCTGTAGACTTAGCAATGTTATCTGTTGCCCCGCTTGCACTAGTTGCTGCACTAGCTACTTGTTGCATGCTCGTAGCTGGGTTGTCTGCTTTCTTACCTGTTATACCTTCTACGAAGCTTTTAAATACATTAGCTAGTTGTATTAGCTTGCCCATGATGGTGTTTATAACTTTAACTACTGGAGTTAATATTGCTATAAATCCTTGTCCTAAGCTCGCTTTTAAGCTATCAAATTGTAGCTTCAGTATTCTAGTTTGATTCGCCCAACTATCGCTTGTCCTAGAGAAATCTCCACTAGCTAATGCTAATTGTTGTTGAACAAAAGCAAATCTCAAAGCGACCTTTTCTTGCTCCGTCATATCCTTGGTAACTTTATTAAATCCGTTACTTAAAGCAAATTGATCTAGTGCTGTTTGTGTCATAACTACACCTAAATCTTTTAAACTTTCAGTCTCACCTGTAAATACAGATTTAAGTTTTGTATACGCTTCGTCTTGACTTGTATTGTAAAAAGAAGCCACATCTCCACTAAGTCCTGTTAATGCCGTAGACATATCATAGGCGGCCTTTTCATTGAATCCAAATGCTTTAGACATAGCTCCAAAGGTACCAACATATTTTTTAGTCATAGTTTCAGATAAACCAAAATTCATTGCCGCACCTTTAGCAAAATCATCTACTTGTTTAGTCATACTACTAAATGTAACATCAACTACATTCTGTACTTCTGCTAAGTCAGAGCCTAAGTCTAAGCATTGCTTTCCAAAGTTAATTAAACCTTTAATAGCAAACACTCCAGCCAATGTTCCAGCTGCTTTCTTTGCAAGGCTTGTAATGCTATTCATCTGTTTGTCAAAACCATTACGATTAACAACAAGATCTAACCCTATTTGACCTACACTTTCAGCCATATTCTACCTCCTTTCTTCAAAAATAAAAGCACCTAGAAATTAATCTAAGTGCTCATTGTTCTAAACATATTTTCAAAGTTTTTCATTGCTTGATCATAGTCTTTACTATTAATATTTTCAATGTTTCTTTTTCTCCATTTATTTCTTATCTGTTTTTGTTCTGATGTGAACTCCTTAATTATTTTAGGGTCCTTTTCTGCTCTTATGCTTACTATTTTACCTAGTGCAGTCTTTTCATTTATTCCAGATAATAAAGTACAAAACTCACCCCAAGACATATCATTTTCACGTCTTAATCTTATGCCATATTGTTCAGCAAAAGAAGATTCTATTAGGTCATAATCCTCTATAATGTCATACCACTCTTCACTATTTTGTTGCATTTTGAAATCGACGCTCTGCCTCTTCATATGTTATATCTGATACTCCAGCCATCATTCCAGTAAATATCACTTTGTAATCACTTAGAGATAAATTCATTCCCTCAATTTCCTTAAAAGCTTTTTCGCCCAAAATCATTCTTATAGCATTATCCATCATTTCAATATCATTAACGTTACCATGAAAAAGTTGATTTACTTTTAACATTGTATTTTTAGAGTTGTCTATTTCATATTCTTTCCCTTCAGCTATTTTAATAATTGGTTTTGTGTCTGTTAACTTGCTAGTAATATCTATCATTATTATTCCACCTTTCATATTAAAAAAGCACCCTATTTCTAGGATGCTACTTCTTACCTGCTTTCCATTTGTGTCCACACTTTAAACAAGTTACTTCTATTTTGTTTTTACCCATTGCTCCTGTTACCAACCCTAAACCTGGTGTAATAGCAGCTCCCAAAATACCTTTCCCTAAGCTAAAGCCTTTCTTATTAGCTGTTATTTGTGTAGAGCCACATTTAGGACAATGTATCTTATCATCATCCTCTTTAACATCTATTATAGTTATGTTCCTATTATTGAAGTAATTCAATATTTCTTCTAGCTTGTCATTATCTTTTTTATATATGATAATACTGTTTTTATCCAAAGTTGCTGTATTCAAATCTTTTACGTCTCTACCACTTGTGAAGGTACAGAAAGTTATAAAACCTTGTTTAGTAGCAGTTGGAGCTTGATATTTTATTTCTGTTATATTATCAACGTCAATATTAAGCTTTCCAATCATAATTTCATTATCTGCTATTATAGCTTTTTTAAATAAATACTTTAATTCAATGTACATGATCCACACCCCTTTTAGATACTCTTTTATATATTATATCACTTTAAGTATGTATCATGAACATTATTTTAAACCCCTGGTGTAACTGTAGGCTTTCCATCACTCATAACTTCAAATTCTAATCCTTCTACGTTTGTTGAGTCTCCCCCAGCACTAGAAATATTAACTATACAATTAAAAGTTACTTTTGTGCCTGTTGGGAACTCCCACTCAAACTTTGTAGATAAATCTCTTCCTGTTTTAAACATCAACCCAGCTACATAATCATTTCCAGCATCACCTACACACCTTTTTCCACTTAATGAAATACTGAATCCTTTACCTGTTGCAAGCCTAGAAATCCATCCCTCAGCTGTCATTGGTGTCCACTCTTCAACGTTTGTATCAATACTAACACTAAATGTCTCTAGTTCTGCAATAGTTACCATATCTGTAGGTTCAACACTTGCTAATCCTTTTGTGCCTATTTTAAACTTATTATTAAACACTGGATAAACTCCAGTTGTTATAGTTGCCATTATTCATTGCTCCTTTCATAGTAACATTTAAGCTCGATAACCCTCTCATAGATATTTTTTTCATCTGTTCCGACATCTATAGGTTCATTATTTAAAAGCTCAATATAGTTAATTCTATGGCCATTAATAACCACAGAATTCTGTTTCAAAATCTCTTCATACAGTTCATAACTGAATTCTTCCGTTTCTCTTGCATTTGTATTCCAATGTATAAGAATAGAAATCCCTTTAACCTCATATGTGGTATTTTCTAAGCCTCCTAGTGCTATTCTTGGAGGACTTGTATTCTTTAATTGATAAACCCCTATAGACTTATCTTTCTTGTTATCTAGCTTGCCAATGTAGTAATTATCAGCCTTATTATTAAGGGTTTTAAGCCAATCACGTATATTTGATAGTCCTAACAATTAAACACCTCCAATTCGCTTGTAGAATGCTTTAAATGCTTTCTTGCAAAAGTCTTTTTTATTTCCATCAATCCAATCTTGATACCATTTCCCTTTTGCATTAGGATTTTCTTCAGTGCTAAAATTGTACTCTGGATGATAATATAATCTTCTTGCATAAGGTGTGGAGCTTACTAAAGTTACTTTACATTTATTGCTTTCAGTATAATCTACAAAAGTACTTTCATTCTGTAGATTACCACTTTTAAATGGTATTACTTGCGCTTGGAGTACATCTGTATGCAATGCCTCACCCGTCATTTCTAAGGCCTGCGTTTGTGCATGTGTAAGTTGTTTAATTCTGATTTTATTTATTGTTATTTTACTATTTACATGCATTAAACCAACTCCAGTCTTGTATAGTTTACAGTGCCATCTGGGTTACGTGCTTTTTCACCTCTGTAAATGTTTCTATTAACTCCATTAACAATTACAGTACCATTGCTTAATGTAGGTAATGAAGAGGCTATATCACCAGGAATTAAGGCAGTTCCTTCTATTTGTATAAGCTGTTGTTCTGCAGTTAAAACCTTCTTAGCTTTATCTTGATAATTACATAGGGTGGATATACTAAGTGCCTCTAATGGCCCACCATCTTCACTTAACCCATCTTGATATATCTTTATCTGTATTGGAGTTTTACAAAATTTCTTAGGTACTAAACAAGGAAATTTCACTTTACCACCTCACATTTCTACAAGTTAATCCTGTCTGTGCTAGTGTCTCATACAGTTCTGTCGGAATTGCTACACCTTTCATAAGTTTCACATTCCACGTATCACCAAAGTTCATAGATACACCGTTTATACTGTAACTAGATAACACATTTTCAATAAGTTCAGCATTCTCATATTCAAAGTTGGCTAACTCACAATTAACCTCTTTGATAATTTCTTGTTGAAAAGGAGTAAGGTTATCAAACCCCACTCCTCTAATTCTTCCATAAGTTAAACTGTCAATGTGTCTACTTGCTTTATTTAATGCTCTGTTTAAATCTTTATCTGGAATATCACTATAATTAGCCTTGTATTCCTCTAAAGTTATATAAGCCATAGTAACACCTACTCTCCATATTCTACATCTTTTATTTTCTTAAGAATGCCTTCTTGGCTAGTAGATTTACCTAGATCTATTCCTCTTTCTTCTGCATATGTTTTTAACTCTTCAATTGTCATTTTATCAATAGCTGTCTCTTCTTCAACAATTTCTTCTTCAGCTTTTTCTTCTTCAACTTCATATCCATGTTTCTTGAACCAATCAACAAGAGTAGGGTTTTCTGTTTCTGCGATACCATTACAAAAAGCCACACTAGCACTAATACCAGTATAGCTTTTGTTTGGTGCTATTATTTTAGCCATAATGTCCCTCCTATTTTACCTTTATATTTCTAAATACTGCAGCCGCTTTACTTGCCTTTAATGCTAATGCTGCTATCATTTCTACTTCACCATTCTTTACTGCCCCGCTAGTTGAAAAGTCTGGCAACCATGTCTTTATTGGTGCTTGCCCCGCCATAGATACAGCGTGCAACCCATCAAGGCCTAATCTAGCAACATAAAGAGAAGTTGCCCCCGAAGTGCCATCTGTTTTAACAACATCTTCATTACTTCCAGCCTTAGTTCCTAAATCCACGAATGGAATAGTTCCGTAGCTTTCCACTTGCTGTCCAAAGTCATTTTTAGTTGTTTGGTACATGCTTGCCCTTCTTGCACATGCCCTCAATTTAGCTATAAGTTTAGAGTTACCAGCTATAAAAGTAGGAGTACCATCTAAGCCGGTCATAAATTCATCTAGCATATCTAAAAATGCCATGTAGTTAGACGTAATTGCCGCACTTGTAGATAAATCTATAACTACCTTATCAGCACCATTGTTATATTCTGTTGATGATCCTGTTAATGCTTTTTCAAGTCCATCAAATGCTTGTGCATCTACTGCACTGTCACCATTGATGAAAGTATCATTAAATAGTGCCTTTGCTGCTTTAATCTTCTGTGCCTGCTGTAATTCTACCTCTGATACAATTCCGCCCATATTGGCAATAACCCTATCAATCTGATAGCTACCACCAAATACCTTAAGAGTAGTATGGAATTGCTCTTTAGTAACTTCTCCTGGTGTGTATTCTTTGTTAATCTCTCTGAATCCAGCTGTTGGTTGTGTTTTTAATCTAGTATAGGAGTATGTCATTGTTGCTCCTCCACCTACTGGGGACACAACATCATCAAATGTTAGATTGTCTAGTAAAAAACTAGACTTTCTAAATTCATCAATAACCCCTATTTGTAAATCATCCTGTACGTTTTTACTTGCCTCTGCTAATGTAACTGCCATATTATATCACCTTTCCTTTATTGGTTTATTTGTCCTTGAAGTTTAGCTGCTATTGCGTCTTTCATACTTACATTTGTTCCTTGTGGCTTAGGATTTCCACCATCTGCACCAACTTTAAATCCCGGTTGTGGTGTTGGTTCTGGACTATTTTCAGGTTTAAATAAAAAGCCTTTGCTCTCCTTTAAACTTTTAAGTTGTTCATCTAAGCCTGTTATCTTGCCATCATCATTTAGTATTAACTTAGACTTATCAAACAAGTCAGCAACTAAATCTGTATCCATAGCCTTATCTGCAATAGCCATCTTAATAGCATTGCTTACTTGTAAATCCTTAAGCTTTGCTTGGTACTCTATGTCCTTAGCCTTGTTGTCCTCTTGTAATGTCTCTATCTGCTTTTTAAGAGCCTCACCGTCAACCTTTTTAAGGTCTTCTAATTGAGTGTTTCTTTCAGCAATAGTCTTCTCTAATTCTTTTTTACTGTTGTTGACTTCATCAAATCGTGTCTTAGGAATATAAGTTTCTAATTCTTTCTTACTCTCCGCCTCTGCTTTTGTTGCTAAATCTTCTGTAAGTCCTAATGCTATAAATTGTTGTTTATTCATATTTACCATCCTTTCAAATTCATTTTTTAGCCCGGTTCAGTCCGGTACCATTTGTCTTATTAGTTAACGCCCATAATACCAAAATGGCGAAAATAAAAAGCCTTATTTAATAAGACTTTCTTTTTTAAACAATACATATTAAAATTCCTAATAGTAAATTATATATAGCATTTGTAATATTCCCCTTATTCTTTTCTCTTGATGCTTCAATCAATGCGTATATTACGTACATTCTTGTGATAATGAGGTATGTAATCTTAATCACCATGTACACTTAAACCTCCTTTCTTAATTTTGAGCATAATAAAAGCACCTACTTTTTATTTAGTAAGTGCTTTATACTCTTGTACTATCTCTCCGCATTTTAATGAACTCATAAACTGTTCATATTCTTCCTTTACCCACTGTGGAGAATTCTCTTTAATTTTAAGACCATCATCATCATAATAATAATAATCCGTATCCATAAATTTAGGTCTTTCTAGCTCCAACTTTATTTCCCTCCTTGATATGATATTTTATTTTCTTATCCAACTTTTCCCCAAATAGTTTAGCAAATTCTCTTGGGTTATCACCGCCAAAATACTCTGCAAAAGTCTCTGCGAATAATTCTGCATGTTTAGTGCCGGCATATTCTCCGACTAATGTTGCCATGTCTTTAAAAGTATATTCTGTACTATATTTTTTATTATAGTCGCCTATTACCTCACTAACAAATTCTTCACACCAATTCGTGTTTCCACCATCAAGCCATTTAAGTCCATCCGCAACATTATGTCCATATTCGTGTACAAAAGTTTTATACTCTTTTGCGTTAGGCACAGTCCATTTCTTCTCAATGCATTTTTCTATATACTTCTTATTATACTCTTTATCTGAGAAAAAAGCACCGTTTAATGTTAACTCACAAGCCCCTGGCCGGTTCGCATAGTATGAGTATTTTCCTACAGCATTCATGTTAGCTTTTACTTTTAATATTGGTAGCTTAACCGGGTTAATCTCTTGGAATCCTTTAAAGTAGTTATTAAATTTATCCATCCAATTAACTGAATCCTGTAACAAATCCTTGTCTATAGGGTATTTTCTGCTATCGCTAAAATCTAGAGAGTATTTATCTCTCATATGTTTTATTATTTCTTTCTTATTATTGTAAATAGTTTTAACTGGTGTAGCTCCTCGCCATGTTTTTATATTTCTTATACTTTGCCATTGTTGTTTCTTATACTTATATCTTTCTATATTATCTTTGTCTAAACTATAACTACTAAGCCTATCATACTTTTTTATTTGTCTATTTATATAGTTTTCCCTCTGTTCTCTATTAAATATGTCTATACTCTTTTGTTGTTGCTCTTTAGTTGTAGTCTTCGGTGGTGTTGAAATACCTTCAAAATAAGTTGTATGAGAATCTTTACAATTAGGATGATAGAATCCAGCTGCCATTGCACTACTTAGTAATGGATAGGGTCCATCTTTAGAAGTTCCACCACTCCATACATCATCTATAAAAATCTTACCTTGAAATGGTACACATTTAGGACAACCACCTCCACGGCTTATGGTTATTACTGTACTTATGCCCCACTCCTGTCTTTTAGCACCTTCTCCTTGCAAGTATGCTCTTTTATTAGCCGTTTGAATTGCCATGGCTGCATAATCTGCTATATTAACTCTAGCACCATTCTTATACTCTATGCAATTAATACCCTTACTTAAGAAGTCCTTAGTTGCCATATCTACGCATTGCTCATATGTTCCACTTCCTGTATTAGCATAAACCTGTGCATTAAATATCGTTTTTCTGTATTCATCATTGGCTTTTCTTAGCATAGCAACCTCTGCTTTTGCCATGTCTTGCTTAGTAGCTTTTATGAGAGCATTGAGTTTTCTATCATTTATTTTAAAGAATTTGCCCTCTGTAATTAAGTCTGTAACTTTAGGTCTTATTCTAGGTCTAAATCCATTCTTTATAGCTTCTAATATTTCTATTTCAGCTTCCATATTGCCGGCTATATATGACTTCTCAATCATCTCTTCTATCTCTTCATTTATCTCTGAGAATCTATGTTTGAAAGCTTTTTTATTTCTCTTTTTATACTCTTGTAAGCTTTTTAATTGTTCAACTTGCCACATGGTCCAGTCAAACCCTTCTTTGTTTTCCCAATTCCTATGCCTTTTATAATTCCTCAGCATAGAATCAATCAATTCTTTCTCTATAGCTCCGAATGCTTCTGCAACATCATAATCTTTCTTCATTTTATCACCTACATTTGTTCTTCCATGAAGGTTTCAGCGACTTCTCTACTTATTCCTAAAGATGATGAAATAATAGATATTGCACTGGCTCTTGTTATATTGCCAGCTTTTACATTCTCAATAACCTTAAGCATTGATTGAATTTGAGCACCATTTAAAAGGCTTGAAGTTGATGTTTCTTCTATATCCTCATCATCCATACTAACCTCAGGTTCTTCCATGCCTACAACTCCATTTTCCTCCTTAAGCCTTGCTATTTCCTCTGCCTTTTCCTCATCAGTCCAAGTATCTCCATAAAGTTCTTCAATGCATTGTTCAGTTGACATTATTCCATAACTTTTGGCCTTGCCTACAGTCTCAACCTTATTGTCAAATGAAGGGCTTGCATATTCTCCAAAGCTTATAGTAATTTCATACTCTTGTGGATTCTTACTATGCATTAAATCCTGCACTTTCAATACTATATCAACAAGTCTTGGTATTACTTCCGTTAAAGAATCAACTATCTTTCCTCTTGTGTAAAGAGTTGCTTTTTCCTTCTCTCTTTGAGCTTCTGCATTATCTGTTTTCTTTAGATCTATTCCTAATGTGGCCGGGCTTATGATACCCTGTAGGCACATATCTAAGTTGCTAGCATAGGTATTTACATAAGCTTCGTAGTTTATAGATGGTTGTTGTATACTGATTTCATCTGAACCATTCTCCTTCATACTAGAGCCTACTGCTATGAATTTATTGTCAAAACTATTTGGTTTTAGTGATTCCCCTGTGGTTGGATTCTTGGGTATTAGGTCCTCTGGTATATATTGTTTTACTCTTCCATCTCTTATAGCGTCAATCCATTGCGATACAGTTTCGTCCAGTGCGTCAAAGCTATCTGACTTAGTATCAAATATACTTTTGCCCCTATTGATAAATTTATGAGACTTAAAGAATTTCATAGGTATACCCATTATGAAGTCACCAGTAAAGGTTGTATCTAACAAACTACTAGTCTCTTCTATGGCTGTTATAGGCACTTCTTTTCCTTCATGATTGTATAATTTATATCTTATATACCCTCGTCCAAACACCTCTTCTAGCCTATAATCTTTACTGCCTACTGTATAATTTGTATAGAATAATATCTCTTGGAGCCTTCCACGTTTGAAATTGTAATCTACTTTTTCACCACTGTAATATTCTATTATTGGGTATGGCGTCAAGTCTGTGTCTATCGTTATTTTAAAAGCACCATCTCCTGTTACAAGTGTTTCTCCTATGGCTTCACCTAATAACTCATTAAACTTATTATCTTTGCTTATTTCGTCCCATATGGCCCGTAAACCCTTATCGTCTATATCAATGCTATCTACATCTGACACTACCATATCAGCAAGCCTGTCAACTATCATTGCTGGTAACCCACTATGAACCTTTCTAACGTTTAAATCGTTTGAGGGAACTGCCGCCCAAAATCTAGACTTTGAGACAAGATCATAAGCACTCTGTTTGAAAAATTGGTCTAGCTCACTAGCTTCACCACGATACCATATTCTATTTTTCATGACATTACCTTCAAAGCTTAAAGGCTCTCTTATTGTTATTTTCTTATCTTGTGCGGGTTGTATATTTAACATTTTTATCACCAACTTTTTAAACCAATTCATTATTTACCAGCTCCTGAATAATCTTTAGCTCTACTTTTACAATTTCGTAATCCTTGTTGCACTTCCTAATATTGAAATTATGTTCTGCATCTTCTTTATCACCAAATATAATCGCTTTTTCATGGGAAGTTCTTTGCTTCAATGGTGAATATCTATGATCAGTTCCGAATACCCATTTTTTAGTTTTCTTATTTCTAATAGCGTACATATTATTTACCAACTCCTATCTTAACTTTGTAAGGTATCCATGCATATTGATTAGCATTTATTGTATGGTCGTTTGCGTCCTCTGGCTCGTCCTTATCCTCTTTCCAACTGTAGGTCTCTAATTCTTGTATATGATTAGTACAGGTATCTACTACCTCATAATAATGTTCTGTGTCTGTTCCTATCCACCCTAGCTGAAAATTTATTCTATCTAGGATAGTTACTTTCTTATAGGCATTAATAAAGTTATAAAAACAAGGGTGTTGTCTCTTAAATTTCTTAAGTTCTGTTATGGTTGCTTGGTCTGCGCTATCTACAAATACGTCTCTTGCAAGCCCCCATTCGTTCCTATTCTTCTCTAAGAAATTAAACAGTTTAATAGCTGTATCACTTGGAGCAATAGGAGTATTTAAATCCTTATTGTTATAAACTTTTTCATCTAGGGTTACTAGCATACCTTCGTCTGTGATACCTTGGAATATAAAAGCTATAGTGTCTTTTGATTTACTAGAGTAAGCCGTATCAACTCCACATGTGTAGTGTATATAATTGTATATTTTGGCTTGCTGCTTAGTTATTATATTTCTCTTTCTTTCAAAGTTACTAAATATTAAGCCTGTTGCCCTGCCTCTTAGGCCCTGTATTTTATTCTTATAAAGTTTTGTTCCTTTTGGAGCACTTAACTTCTTTTTTTCAATATCTGCTTCACTTAAACTTAAATTATCATAAAAAGAAAAGAACCAGTATATCCAGTTCTTTTTAGTCTCGCTATTTAGTTGTTCCATTATTTCATTAGGAACATCATTCTTATATTTTTCTAAAGGTCTACTACAATTTATAAATTCACTATAGATTGGTAGATTAGGATCATCTGGGTTAAGTGTGCCCAATAAGTAATCACATCTAGTACATATCTCTCTCACAAATTCAATGCTTGCTGTATTAATTTCATCTATCATTACACAACCAAATTGCGAACCCAGGGCCATCTTCCACTTATCAATATTATCATAACCTAAAATATATATTATTTTTTCACCATTAGGTGTTTTATATCTTATATGTGGTATTTTATTGTCCTTATCGCCATTACCGTTGTATCTGACTAAATCCCCGAATACATCTGTAATGCCATATTCCTTTTGAATTATGTTTTTTTCACATACTCCAGTAGTCTTTGAGGCTATAACATGCATTTTCTTTTTTGATTTAGCAACATTAAACATGAATTTCACAATTCCCACTGTTGTTTTCCCTGCTGCTGTCGTGCCCTCAAGGAATTCTACTGGTGCTTTGCATTTTAAGAAATCCTTATATTTTAGGGATAACTTATAAGCTTTACTCATCTTCATCACCATTTAATTGCGAAAGTATCGAATCAAGCTTTTCGGTTGAATTTACTGTGGCCGTTACATCTGTCTCTACCTTATCTACAAATAATCTATATCTCTTTCCTAGGAGCTCAGCTGCTTTTATTCTATCCTTGGCACTTATTTCTTTTTTTATAACTCTTGCTGAAGAATATCCATCACCTTCACCCTCAACTACAACAACATCTTCCACGATTTTCCCTCTCATAGCTGCTGTAAGATGTTTTAATACTTCGCTAGCATTGGCAATACGTTCATCTTCAAGTTGTTTCATTCTTTCATCAATATAAGATTTTATACTAAGTTTTTCTAAGTTCTGACTACCTTGTACATGTGGTTGTTTATACCCTGCTTGCTTTGCTGCTTCAGTGGCATTGCCTGTTTCTATATAATAATCACAGAATGCCATTTGCTTTGGTGTTAACTTAGCCACAATGCCACCTCCTTTTTTATTTTTGCCTTATAGCTCCATGGACCTTCTTGTATGAACTATGACCCATACATTCCCTTAAGTTATCTGTTGAGCCTTGTACAACTATATTTCTATTACTACAGTAAGGACATACTAAATATCTATCTGGATCTATACTTAGTAATTCTTCCGTTATTAAGATTAATTCTTTTTTACAACATTTACATTTAAGATTTGTATAAATATTTAATATGTTCTCACCTTCCTTATAAAATAAAAAGAACCCTGTTAAGAGTTCTTTAAAGAAATTTCATTGAATTTTTCTTAAACTGTATTCTATCATCCTTTGATAGTTTCATAAACTTACGTAATGGTCTCCACCATTTAAAAAATAATTTCATATAGTTATACTTCGTGTATACTTTGCTTGCTTTCCAGAACCAAATCAAATCTTTCATACTTAACCTTCTTTCAAAAATAGCTGTTGTTTTAGTCTACTTCTGGCTAACTTGTGTAATATTTTCTTATCTTGTGCATGGTCATTAGACTTATATATGCTTGTATTTAGAAAATCTGTTTTAGTTCAGTCTTTTATATTATTCTGGTGAAATAAATCTATTCTAAACACCTTCTCCCAAAATAAAAAAGAACCTTAAATATTAAGATTCTTCTATTGTAAAATAATATTTTTTTATAGTTTCTTTTCTAAATATATATCTCCAAAATTTTACATTGAATAAGTTTCTCCAAATGACTCTTCCATTCATAAATAATAACTTTTCGATTGGTTGAAATGTAAGGATTTTTGATTCTTCATCTACTCTTATATTTTTACTTCCTATCTGTTTTTCTAATACATGTTTATATATCACTAAATTAGTTTCACAGTTAAGTTCTTTACCTATTAATTTCTTATTTTTAGAAATTGCCTTTTTAAAATCAACTTTTTTCAGTTCCTCAAGCAATTTATACTTATTTTTATAATAATCATTTTTCCATACCTTAATTAGCATATTCTTTCCGATTACTTGTTCTATTCTATTCTTTTTTTCATTTATAACAAACGAATCTGTTATTTTTTGTCTTTTAACACAACATAAACCAATTTCTGCTAGTTGTATTAATGCAGATAATATAAATGAAAGCTTCATTACTATCAATATTATTGATATAATTATTGTTCCAATCATTTTCATTTTCCGGTAAATCTTTTTAACATTCATTTTTTATCTCCCCCCTTACCATATATTTCTCCATCAACTTCAAAATTCCTTCAAAATATTAGAAATAAAAAACACCCTAACCAAGTTAAGATGTTTTTCTAGGAGGAGTATTCATGTTTTATCTGTCTATTGGCGGAACCAGAAGGATTCGAACCTTCAACCTATCGGTTAACAGCCGATTGCTCTACCGTTGAGTTACAATTCCATGTGTACCAAGTTGGCATTGTTAAGAGGCGCTCTTGGCACATTATAAATTAATCTGGGGGGATTAATAAGTTTATCTTTTGTACTCCAAGCCTTTGCCTGGTATGTATTGCGGGTTGACGGCCCGCAATGAGAACTATACATGTGTTACAAACAAAAATGTATTTCCCTAATTGGGATTAACTATATTCTAACACATTCCATAGGTGTATTTTATCAACTTTTTCTCATTTTTTTATCAAATTTTCAAACTGTGCTATATTATGAATTAACTCTTCCCTTTTCCTATAACAAGTGGCTTGTGCTATGTTTAATGTTTGCGAAATATAGATTATGTTTCTTCCGTCTCCGTACTTAAGTTCTATAAACTGTTTATCTTCTTCTTCTAGCATGCTTAAGTTATATTCCATGTATGAGATAAATTCTTTTGTTTCTCTTACCTTGGCTTTAAGTTTTACAATCTTCCTAGTTTTAAAACCAAGTTCTTTCTCCAGTGACGTTATAGCCTTAATAATTTGACTTTCCGCATAACTAGATCCTGTACTACTTGTTTGAACTCTTTCTTCTATTCCTTGTCCATTTTGGAAATAATCTATAGTAACATTTGTATCTCTTATGTTTTGCTCTATTTCTTCTATGCTGCGTTCTAGTGTTTCTATTTGCCTATTATAACCTTCTATCTTTCTTTTCTGCCTGTAGTATCTATATAGCTTACCTTCTGTTTTTCTAAACAGTTCCTTGTCCAATCTACCGCCCTCCCTTAATCACTATCAAATTAGGTTTCTTGCTTGGTTCTTTATAATCCTCATGGAATTCATTTACGAAATAATCGCAGTCACAATAAATATACATGAGCCCCTTTCGTTCATCCCATTTGAAGCCAAATATTCTTCTGACGCGTATTTCTGTATCAACTCCATTTAATGTGTAGCCATCATACCATTTATTTATCAAAGGTGCCTCATCATAAACCCTAACTGGCAATTCTAAATTTTTATTTCTTATGCATCCTCTTTTATCAGCTTTGAAGAATAAACATCCTTTTTCTTCACCGTTGCATTCCCCACCACGATTTCTATTTCTTTCGCAGTAGGCACACTGTAAATGACTTGGTATATCCTTCATTTTTACACCTCCAATAGCTGTGGGGTTTCGTAAATGTTGCCTATGACTTCAAGTTCTTCATTTGGGTCTTCTATATATTCATTGAAGTAAAAACTTAAATCATTTGCAATAACCCCGTTCCCATATTCGTTTATAAATACCTTTCCAGCTATTTCTGTTTCATTTTCAAACCTACCCAATGTATTAGGGTCATAGTCCTCAAAGAAATAGTGCATTTTTACAATATCGCCTTCCCATATCTTATTTCCATTCTTATCTTTTAAGCCTGTGTCCTGCATCCATTCTAACTCTGGATAATTTTCATTTATAATATCATTAACTGCTTTCGCTGGACTACAATCAAAAACATTATACCCTGTTAATTCTCCATTCCCATAATCCATAATTTTTAATTCTTTGTTCCATGCTCTAAGCTTAATCTTCCTCATTCTCTTTTCTCCCTTCCTTATACATATCAATCCAATCTTTCAATGTCATAGTCACTAGCCATTCACAGCGGTCTTTTCTGTGAAAAACTGTAGGTATTTCACCATGTTTTGCGTCACTCTTAGCTTGTCCTATGGCATCATATATATTAAGTCTTTCAACACGTTTACACTCAATATGAATACCAGGAAGTCCAACTACATCTGCATCACCGTTTGCTCCACAATATTGTTGCCCTCGTCTTGTATCATATCCATATTCTCGGAGCTTAGAAGAGAGTTCTCGCTCTCCTCTTGCTCCTTTCTGTTTACTATTAGTCATGCATTACCTCCTATTATTTTTAAATTGCAAACTATCGCTTTTTGAATGTTTTAACATAAAATTCTGTTTCTGTTTCAGTAGTTTTGACCTCAACATCATACTGGAATCCCATATGTTCATAGAGCATTTCCATAAACGACCCCACATTGACAACTTTTTTCTTTCTGTGAGCCCAAACGCAACCGCAAGCTTCCAGTAGAGCCTTTTTCTCTTCCACAGTAGTTGTATCCTTATCATATATTACTTTTAGTAATTGATTAATTTCTTTTGCTTTCAATATATTTTCACCTACCTTATGTCGCTTTAAATTTACATAATTTTAAATATTGTGTCTTTACACAAAAGACTAGCTTTGCTGTAGCACTCTTTAAAGTTTTTGTGCTGCACTAGGTAGAAGTGCTCGTAGTCTTCGATTATTCTCCCATTCATTCCTTTTACTTTTTTTTGATCTCTTTTCGCATTGCCCTGTTTTACCTGCACCGAACAACCGCTTAATACTTTAATTTTATCTCCTACTTTGTAGATTATGTTAATCACTGTTACCCCTCCTTAACTTCTAATTTGAGAGATGTATCGACTTCCCAACCTCTTGCATATATCTTGCGATTATGGTCTCTTATCTCTTCTGGTATGACTATCACACCTATTTTTTCTAAGTAATTTAGCATATTGAAACACATCTGAATTGTCTCTATAGATTCTTGTGCTAAATTCTTTACATTCTCCCATGTTGGTTCTAGCTGATACATAACTGCTGCTTCTAAAGTTTCTGTAGATTCTTCACAGCTCTTCTTTGCCATGAGAACTACATCTGTGTTCCAAAGTCCAAGCTGTAAATTGCGTGTTGTTGGAAATAATGCACTCCCTTGTTTTTTAACTGTGCTATTTAAATTTTCTTTTAAAGCTTCTATGAGCTTCTCTATTTCATTCATTACTCTTCTACCTCCCTGTTCCAGCATTGTTCACACGTCATGCTGTGACACTCCTCAATGGTTGGACGTTCAAACCCATAAAAGTAAGGACATTTCCATTCGATTAAATCTTCTTCAGTATATTCGTTTTCGTCTAAAACCTTATCTATTATCTTCACGTTTCTCCCTCCTATTCCATGCTTCAGCTACTTCCTCTTTTGTCAATCCTTCTTTACTCTTAGCACCGCAATGATAACAACGCACTATCCAGCCTGTATTGTATCCTGTTGCTACACTAGGTAATTTGTTATTTTCATTTAACCATTTTTGGTAATCTTCTTCATAAGCTTTTTGAAAACACATAACTTCCGGTTCCATTTTGCCACCGCAAAACGGGCAATTTTTTAATGTCATATTTTTCACTCCATTTTCTTTGTTTTAGGCTCTTAAATGCTTTGTAGGTGAATTGCTTATATTGTAATTTAAGAGCCTTAAAAGTGCTATTTTATAGCTTTATAAAATTCGTCGTATTGCTTTACGTATTCCCACTGATTTATAAACTTATCATATTCACTTTTATTGCCTATGCTTAATTGAGATATTTTTAGAAACTTGCTTGGAATTATCAATACTTTTTCTACCTCAATTTCATTTATGCAAAAGCATACATACAAATCGCATGTAGGATTTATTTTTTCAAGATTAAAAGTATAACAAAACCCAGAATTACTATATTTAAATCTATTGCTCGCCTTAACATCTATTTTTACGCAGCCATTTACCAATAAATCGTATGGGTGCTTTACTGACATTTGTTCTACTTTATAACCTTTTTCTTTAAGAATATTACCGCATATTCTTTCATATTTTTTACCTAATCCTGTTTCACTTTTCTTTATTTCTAAATTTAATATTGTGCTCCAATGTTTAAATCCACCACTCTTAGCTATCGCATTTGACAAACAATGATTTCCAGTTATCTTTATTATTTCTGAATTGCTAGGCATTCTAGTTATGTTAAGTTCTTTAGTAACCTTTCTAATCTGTTCCTCTATATTTTTATCGTTCCACATTTTTCCGTGAGTATATCCCATATATGACCTCCTATTAATTTTTTAGCTTTTTATCATAGAGAGCTATAACTCTTTAATTAAAAGGGATTTCTTCATTTTCTATCGGTGTTACATCGTTCCCATACTCTGGAGTATTATCAACTGTTCCACTATCTGTTTTGCTTCCTAAAAATTCAACTTCCTCAGCAATTACCTCAGTAACATATCTTCTTGTTCCATCCTTAGCTTCATAGCTTCTTGTTTCTATACGCCCACAGATTCCGATTTGTCTACCTTTTGCCATATATTGTGCTGTTGCCTCCGCTGCCTTGCCCCACACAACCACAGGAAGGAAATCTGCATCAGGTTGTCCTTCTTTTTTGAACTTTCGATTTACTGCAATAGTAAATGTGGTTACTGCAGTTCCTGCTCCAGGAGTAAATTTAAGTTCAGGATCCTTTGTAAGCCTTCCTACTAAAACGACTTTATTCATATTAATTCCTCCTAATCCTATTAAATCGTGTTACATATTCATTGCGCCATTTCCTATATTCCTTTTCTGCTATTTCCCATGTAGTTTTGGCAGCTCTTTTCCCTTCTGCTATTGCATGTTTGGGTTCATCACATTCCGCATAAATATTGTAGAAGTCTATAAGCTGTGTGACTTCAATCTTTCCTCCGCTATATTTTTTAATTTCACGTTCACTTTTAGGACAATGAATTTTGTTATAATGCAGATTTTTATTGAAAGCTTCAATAATTTTCTTATCTTCTATAAACATTCTGACGTATTTACTTGCTGATGTAGCACCGATATTGTGCTTAACTCCAGCTTGGTTTAATGTTAGTCCGTTCTCTATTATGTCCTTAGCTATAGATATAGCTATTTTCTTACCTTTTGCCTCATCTATCTTCTTTCCCATTCTGGAACACCTCCATTTCCCCCAATCTGCATATTATTTTGCTATGTTCCATGGTGTTGTGCATTTCCATGTTGTCTATACGATTCTTGCAACTGTAAACCTGTTCTGTAAGATATATTAGCTCTTGTTTTACATCTATCTGCTTAGGCTTGTCCTTTAATGTGTTAAGTATTGCACATGTCCCGAAGCCTACCGCTGCACCTAAAAAGGCGAATATTATCTCTAACATTTGTTATTCCTCCTATATATCAAAACTTAATTGTTCAACCTCTAAGGGGATATCTTCCCAGCCTACTCCGATATAGTCTAGTACTTTTCCCCAGCCATATTTCTCACCTGTTTCTTTATCTTTTATGCAGCTATACATCCAGAATTCCCACTCTTTCTTGTTACGTTGCCTAAGCCTATCAAATCTATGAGGTCGCTTCTCCATGTGGATTCCAAAGCCACACATATTGCACCCTGTTCTCTGTGCCTTAGTTGTATAAAGTTTCCCTGTAAAGTCCTTTTTTATTTCTCCGTAGATTTCTGGCACTGGGACATTGAGGTCTAATGCTAATTGCAAATGGTGCACTTCTTATTACTGTTTTCCCATAATAATTACATCCATGATCTACAAGACTTTCTTCTCTTTGCCCGCCCTCACTTGCCATAATCCCCAAGTAAGGATAACTATTATGTTTTTTACCCCAATCTCCGCAAGGCTTTTCCTTCATGAAATAACAACATTGGTTTGATATTTTAAAAGGAGCTTGTTTATAATGAGTTCCATATTCTTTGTTTTCCATTCCAGCAAAAAGTTCTAGCCATTTTTTAGGTAGTTGCATTCTACTGTTTTTTGCAAAATGTCCTTGTGCTCCACACTCTCCAGTAATAATTGCATGTCGCACAGTTTTATTATTTTCTGTTGGATTCTGTAATGTTTCTATTCTCCCTGCAAGCTTTTTACTTATCACTGGGAATCCTACTTCATTCAGAATTTCAACTTTAGATTTATATGGTGCTATTTTGATAATCCCAAGCTGATCATGTATATTTTGTATGCTCTTGTCTTCCAAACTTGAAACTGATACTGCCGGTACATTTATACCGATATTTCTTAAAAATATTAATAGAGTTATACTATCCAATCCGCCTACGCTTACGTGGCATTCTAAACCTCTTTTGACCATTTCATTATAAAATTCATTAGCTCTTATTTCCGCTTTTCTTATTTTTATTTCATAAGGAAGATTCTGTAATGCCATGAAGGCTTGTTTCTTCCTTTTCTTATTTTGTCTCCATTCTTCATCATTTAACCCCACTCCTATTCCTCCCATCCTAATAATTTCTTTTCTAAATCTATTTCAATAGAAATTCTTGTAACTCTTCATTTTCCTTCTTGCCTTGTTTTTGCCTTATATCTTCCTCAGGCATTTTTATTGGAATACACATTTTCACTAGTCTGCTTTTTAATCTATCATCATGTTTTAGCCCTTCTATGGTGTCATTACTGGTTAATATAGTTATTCTTTTATATTTCATACGATTATCAAAGATGTTAAATAGCATTTCACTTACCCAGCTTGTAGGCTGTTCTACCCCTATATCGTCTATAACTAATACACCAACATTATTTATGCTCTCTATAAGCTGGCTTTCTGTATATTTGCTATCCTTGTTGTATGTGTTTTTAATCTCTTTGAGTAGATCTGAACATGTTATAAACTTTACTCTCTCATTGTTATTCTTTAACAAAGCATTCCCTAGACTTACTGCAAGCCTAGTTTTCCCACTGCCTTTAGTAGTTGAATAGAAATATAACCCCTTCCCCAATTCTGCGAACTTATCAAAGTTTGTAATGTATTTCACAGTCATTTTCTTTGCTGCCGCTGCGATTATTTGAGATTCTTGTTTGCAGTACACTTTCGTATCGAAAGAGTTTACTGTAAGCTCTTCGAACTCATTGGGTATATTTGCAAACTTTAACCTGTTGGCATATATTTTCTCTTCTCTACATTTGCAGAATCTAGTCTTAAAATCGCCATCATCACTTATCATCTGTATTAATCCAGAACCATCACATTCATGATAAGGACAATCAGAAGTCGCATTTAATATCTTCCAGTGTACTTCCGTATTTTTCGATTGCTTTTCTCGCAAGTCTGTCGCCTTCTGCTTCTTGCTTTTCATTAATAGCCTTTGTAGTACCGGTATTTGTATATGCTCCATAGCTTCTTTCCTCCTTGCCATCCCTAGCCCAATTCCTCAATATTACCTCTACGTAACTTTTAATAAATCTACCTTTGTTACTTACACATTTTTGTATAGCCTCTTTGGTCCACTCATAAGAATACATTTCTATCCAAATGTTAAGAGTAGCCACATGTGTAGATATATCTTGTCCTGGTAACAACTCAGAATAATATTTAATAAGATCTAAGGTTTCAGTTGAGTGAGTGCTCTCTCTTATATTCTTATTAACTTCTTTAACTTCTTCTCTTTCTTTAACTTCTTCTTTTGTGTACCTTTTGATGTTTTTTTGATGTACCTTCTGTTGTCCTTTTGCTGTACCTTCTGTTGTACTTTCTGTTGTACCCTCACCTTGGTAAACCTCATAATTTGCAAGGGTTAGAGTTGTACCTTTTGCTGTACCTTTTTTAATCAACATATGCTCTTTTGCTAGCAAGTTGAGGTAAGCTCTGGTCTTGTTTCTGCTCCAACCCCATCTTTCACTTAATTTCAGCTCGGAAGTGTAATAACTTCCTCTAGGTATAACAACAACTTCATTACCTAAAATCAATGTTTCATCTTTCCATCTCATTAATTGGATAAGGTCAACAAATGCTTTAAACTTTTCAGCATCTTGGAAAATCCAATGTTCAAATATTGACCTGTCCAGTTTTATAAATCCTTTTGGTGCCTTATCCATTGTTCCCTCCTACTCTTGTAATTCTCTAATCTGTAATTGCATTTGTGCTATACCCCTTTTGCGGCTCATTATCTCTAGCTCTAACTTAAGGATTGCTTCCTTCTCTTCCTTTATAAAATATTGTTTTTGCCTTATTATCTCTTCATCAAATTGGTTCATGTGAATCACCTACAATTCAGTGTAATGTAGTATTTTATCTATCTTTTTAATACTTCTGCAATAATCACAATGACCACATCCTATAGGTTCTTCCTCACCATTCTTAACTTTTATAAATCTAGGCAATAGCGTTTCAATTTCTAATAATTTATCCTCTATATATTCTGTACCCATAAGAATAATTGCCTTGTCCGGAATTTCTTCTTTACTAACAGCTATAATATGTGGTTGCAAATACTCTTCTCCGCCTCTGTTTTGCCTTTCTACTGCTGCATATACTGCCATCTGTAGAAGATAATCATAATACTCAATAAAGTTCTGTTTAACCCTCAATTCTTCATTCCAGTATTTTTTACTTATCTCTCTAGTAGTCTTTAAATCTACAAATACCCCTTTGCTTGGGTTATAAATATCAATCATTATTTTCCATGGTGTTCCAAACAGTTCACCAGTCATAATAACTTCTTTTTGGCCTTCTCTTACCTTTTCAACTAATGGATCATTGGCTAATGTTTCTATCATCTTGTCGGCAACCTCAAATTTCTTAAGTAAAGTTCCATCTTTCTTAAACATCTCTGGGTGCTGTGTTCTAAATTCTCCTAGGTTACCACCTTCGGACCATAAATGTACATATGAACCTAATGTAAATGCATCGTTTTCACCATCAACCCATGTTCCATTTAGCTTAGCCATTGTCTTAGCTTCACATTCTCTAAAAGCTTTGAACTGGGAGACAGAGAAAAACTCTCTATCTGCCTCAGTACTAAAATAATTATCATGTGTTAGCTCCATTACTGCTCACCTCCAAATGGTGAATTTTCCAGCATTGTTTGTTGCTCAAGTTCCTCTGATTCAACTTCACTATATTCAACATCAAATACTGATTTTTCATTACATTTCTCTTCTTTCTTAAATTCAGAGTCTGATGTTTCTTCATATGTTTTTGCCTGCTCTATAGTATCAAAATCCTTTTCAATCTTTTTTGTAAGTCTTCTTAAGACTGTTTTCTTATAAGCTTCTTCTGGTGTCTTGGTCCACATTAAACCATTCTTCATCTTACTAAAATTGTCTCTTATACCTTCAATTTGAGTTTTACTCATGGTTTCATATTCCATCCCACCATCTTGATACAATACAACTGCAAAAGCTCCAATAATAGGTTTATCACTAAAAGGAATAGGCTTGAAATTCACAAATTGTTGTCCTTCTTTTATTTCTTCTTCAAATAGATCATCTTCTCTAACAACTTTTGCATATATATCTTTTATAGGTCTTATACTATATTTTTTAGCCATCTTAGTTTCGCCTTTATAGTCAGTTTGAAACTGCAATGTTCCTCCATATGGTATGGCATAGCATTCCTTTTGGAAGAAATCTAACCCCAAGAAAGCTCCCTTCAAAAGTGTTCTAGCAACTGAAATAGGTTGGCATTTTTCTATATCCTTTGTGTCTTGAAGTACTGTCATACAGTTTTGTAAGAACCTTGTCCTGTTGAAATCCTTAGGCATTGCACTTATTTTTGTTTCAATTAATCTATCTAAAACACTATACGATTCCTTTAAAATTAACTCTTTTTTACTATCTGCCATTTCTACTTATCCCCCTCAAAATATTTATTTACATCATCTTCACTATCAAATTGAACTATCTCGAAATCATCTGATTCAGTAGAAGTAATGATATATTGATAATCATCATCAACCATCTGAGAAATTAACTCTTTTCTAGCTGCTGGGTTTAAACTTTCGAATCTATCAAGACATATAAGCTTTAATTCTCCGCATTGAGCTTTAGCAATTGTCAATGATAGATCTAATTTTTCACCATCACTTAAATCACTTATTAACGTTTCATTTATTCTGATTAATCCATTATTGTCTACAGATATGCCTTGTATTGGCATTCTAGCGACCTTTAATAGTTCGCCAGGTAATTCCCTTGCCTTGATGATTTTTTCTGTTAATAAAGCGGAATACTCTCTTTTAGGTGTAAGCCTGTTATCCCTTATGTCACACATTCTGTCATACTCTCTAATATAAGACTGCATTCTCTCAACTTCTTCTGCTTGAGCTTGCAATGGTGTAATATCTACTGGTGTATTGCTTTCTAAGTATTCTGCTGCTTTACCAAGTCTTATTCTTTCGGCTTCACATGCATTAATTTCCTTTTCATCAATAGCACTGTATTCATGATCTTCTAATTCGTCTAAACCTCGTAGCTCCTGCTCTTTTGCTGCTATCTTTGATTCATTTATAGAAATCAAATCTTTTTGTTCATCTACCTGTGAAAGTATTTCTTTACGCTTTAAATCTTTCTTCTCAGCATACTTTTGAAGTAAAGCTTGATACTCTGCATCAAATTCATTATCAAGCTTAGAAAGCTCTATTTCAGTTCTTTCATTGGCACTCGTTATAAACTCTTTAGCTTTATCAATTCTTCCCTTTGATAACTCAATAATATCTTTAATATCCTGCCTTTGTTCATTGTATTTAAGTTTGACTTTAGACTTCTCACCTTCGGCTTGAGCCTTTATTGAAGCAACTTTGCTTTCATAGTTCTCCTTAAGTGTTTTTGCTTCATCTATCCAGTGATTAATCTTCTGTGCCTCAGTTACTTTAGAATAATAATCTTGAAGTTTTTTATCTCTCCATTTCTCCGAATCATAACCTGCTGGCAATTCGTCCATCATTCCTTTAACTTGTATTTCTAGTTCTTTAACTTCACGGTTTATTTCTTCACGTTCTTTGAAATACTTTGATTCTATACTTCTTAAAATCTGCAATATATGCATGTCATAGTCGATATTGGAAGGTATTTCTCCAAACCAACCTTGTATCTGTTCCATGGTCCAACCTATTTCCAACATGGATAAAATGCTCTTTGTCTGCTCCTGGATAGATAAATTAATCCAATCCAAAGGCCTAAATATTTGACCTTGTATCATGCTTCTTAAGAACGTTTCAGTACTAGGTGCTGTTGCTTCATTCTTCCTGACCTTTAAGTAATCTGCTTTATCTGTCCTAAGCTTTCTATCTATCTCTAGACCATCATCAGTCTTAACATACAAACAGCTTTCAGTTTCACCATGCTTAACTAATTCAGTTCTACGATTTTTATTTGTAAATAGCTTTTCTATAGCCTCTAGTATAGAAGTTTTACCACTTCCTTTAGGTCCTTTAACATAATTAACTTTTTTAAGATCTAACTCAGTTTCATTTATTCCTAAGAAATTCTTTATACTTAATCTTGAAATCTTCACTTTCATTCCTCCTTAAAATCTGTTATAATTTACTTGATTTATTTGCTTTATGACAAGTTGGCTTTGCAGAGCCGCTTGTCTCTTTTTTACCTACGCATTTGCTCACCTTTATTATTTTTAAACAATAATCCAATATAGCAATCTTCCTAAATGTTTCAGTACTGCATGTTAATAGCCCTGGATATTCGCCTGTTTTATCTAAAAGACTTTTTATGCACTGCTCCAGAAGGAATGTATCTAAGTTTGGTAGTAGCTTTTCATCTAAAATTTCCAGTTTTGTCATGGTTACACCTCCCTTCTATCTCTCTAAAAATCAATAGTCCTTCCCATGTTGGAGCAATTTTACTTTGCTTGCATAATGACATGTAGGTTAAAAATGTGGTTAAGTGCATTGATACACCTCCTATAAAACTACTTTCTGTTTAGCAATGTTCTCAAGCCATACATCCAGCATGTCCTTATTTATAAGAAACTTAGCGCCTACTCTGAAACTAGGGAAATCATTCTGGCCATGTGCTAATTGAGTTATTTTTTCTCTTCCTATACCTGTGTACTTTACAGTTTCATCTATTGTAAGTGTCTTTTTTATGCTTTGTTTCTTAGTTGATTCTTTTATAGCCGCTACTATTATTTCTTTTAAATCTTCCTTGTTTAGATCCATCGTTATTCCTCCTTAACACTTTCAATTACTTTTCCCTTGGCAACTATCTCTACGTTGTCAAAAATCCAGTTCAAAGCTACTCTTCTCAAATCTTCATGTTCGACAATAACTTCATCTTCTTCTAAAAAAACATTTTCAAAATGTTTATATTCTTCACCATCAAGGAAGCTAACTTTTACTAATCCCATATCATTTTCATCATACAGAAACCTAAAAGTGTCTATATCAATATAGATAATTGTTCCTGACATAATATTTAAGCTTATTTCTTCAGTTCTTATTTTCTTGCTCATACAAATTCCTCCTATACTCTAATCCCTTCTTTTATAGCTATCTCTTTTACTATGTTTACATAGATTTCTTTAAGCCTTGGTTCGTTCTCTAACACATCTAAAATATTAAGTTTTTCTGCTTTACTTGGTGCTATCCCATTAGCTAGAGCTCTCTTTTTCAAATTAGCAACTAGAACACTAGGTCTACACTTTCCACGTTCTTTTAAGGCATTATAGGCAGTTTCTTTAGGTTTCTTAAAATCTCCAGTTTTATTACCTACAGCATTCAATATTCTATTGCTTTCCCTTCTCCATGCTGCATTAGGATTTAAAGTTATTACATCTTTTATAGCTTGCACCTCTTCTTGAGTTTCTTGTATGCTATTTTCAAGTTGCTTTTGCTTAAGCTCCATGTTAATTAAAAGTTGAAGTTGTGGGCTTAAATTATTTAATCCTGTTGTTACCTCTTTAACTCTAAAATAATTATTGACTAAATCCCTTTGAACTTTCCAAGCTAAATCATCTGTAAGCGATTTCACTAGCATAAGATATCCACTTTCTGTTATTAAGTAAGTACCAGCATTGTTTATTTCAGACGTACGAATTTCGTACATCTCAACATCCTTAGGTTTTACAAAATAATAGTCTGTTCCTTCAATGAAGTGGCTTTTATTTTCATTAAAATTTCTTTTGGCAGTTCCTTCACTTCTTTCATGTACCATATCAATATCTTTAAAAGTTACTACTCTTTGCTCTCTAAACTCTTTAATTGATATTTTCTTTGAGCTTATTGATACTAATTCATTCATTTAATCATTCCTTTCTTTTAATCCCTTATATGGGTTCTATTATCATTGAATTGTTGCAATTTCCCACTTATACTTTAATTATCAGTTCTGCCAAACTGAAATAATTATGAAAGGTGGTGTTAATTGTGAAATTAAATCCTAATTGTGTTAGAGATATTTTATTAACTGTTGAAGCTAATGATTTAGATACTCGCATGACATTAGAATCATTACATAAAAAGCTTTCTCATTACACAATAGAAGAAATATACTATGCTTGTTTAAAATTGAATGAAGCTAACTATTTAGAAGCAACCCTTGTTACCTTGTGTGGCCACCATACTCCAGCGATTAAATGCATATATGATTTAACTTATAATGGGCATGAATTCTTAGAAAACATTAAAAGTGATTCCACTTGGAATAAAACAAAAGATATTGCCAAAAGTGTTGGTTCTTTTTCTTTAAGCACTCTCAAAGAAATAGCTATCAATGTCATATCAGAAAGTATCAAATTACATTTTTAGTTTCCTTCTTATGTCACTACCCATATTTTTAATAACTTGGCTAGTGACATATTTCATTTCAAGTTCATTTGGCTCCTTAATTCCTTTAAGTGCTAACCAGTAAATAATTGATAAGAATTTTATATGTTCTAACACAAGTTTTACTATTGCAAGCATTAATGCTATTAATAATAACGCTATTACCACGTTCTACACTTCCTTTCTTTAATCTTTTCCTCTTAGACTACTAAAAGTTTTTATAGTAGCTTGTCCTGTACATCTCCTTAGAACCAGCGAAGTGTGATTTTATACTGGAGCTTCGTTTGAGTGTCTTTTTAAGACACTTTTTAATTAAAAAAAATTTCTTCTATTTCTTTTGGAGTTAAATTATATCGTTCTTTTATTGAAGCAATTTCACTTTGCTTAAATTCTGAACCCTTGTACTCATTCATTTTATAGCATAATGTTACTGTAGTTATACCTAATGCCTTAGATAAAGTTTCCAATGTGTCACAATTTAAAACCATAAACGATTTCAACTTTAGCTTATTCATTTTTTACCCCTTTCTCGGAAAATTGTTGTATCTTTTTAAGATACTTTTATTATAATTATATTTTTTATAATTGTCAATAAGTTTTTTAATCTTTTTAAGATACTTTTTTAAAAAATAATTGAAAAGCTTTCTAAAAAATGATATTATTAAGATACAAAGAAAAAGAGGTGTGTAAAAATGAATGTAGGTGAAAGAATTAAATCTTTGAGAATTAGCAAAGGATTAACCCAGGATGAACTTGCTAACAAAATAGGGGTAAAGAAAGCTGCCGTTTATAAATACGAATCTGGAATAATAGAGAATATAAAAAGATCTACCATTCAGGAAATGGCAAAAATTTTTGAAGTTTCTCCATGCTACCTATTAGGTTGGGAGGATGACTCCTCACAATTATTCAAATTAGAATATGAAGAAAAAGCTCTGCTAGAAAACTTCAGAAAACTAAATAACTTTGGTAAAAATGAAGCAAAAAAAAGAGTTGAAGAACTTACATATATAAATAAGTACATACATAACGATGAGATGTGTGCTGCGGTAGCTGAAGAAAAAGCCGAATATTTAATTCCAGTTGCAGCACATGCTGATGATTTAACTGAAGAAGAGAAAGATGAAGCAAACAAACTATTTGATGAATTTTACGACAAGTGTAAGAGATAAGGGGTGATGCTCTTGGAGTATAGTATTTTGGTTAATGAAGTATTAAACAAAGGGATTGTTTTTAAAGAAATTCCACTTAGTCACAATAAAGAATGGGGATTATGCAAAGGCAATGTTATTGCTGTAAACAAGAATTTAAACAACGTGCAAAAGAAATGTGTCCTTGCTGAAGAGCTAGGGCATTTTTACACAACAGTTGGGGATATAACCGACTTATCAGATATATGCAATGCCAAGCAAGAAGAATTAGCACGTAGATATGGTTATAAAAAGCTAATACCAATACAAGACTTAATTAAAACTTTTAAAATGGGACTAAGATTCGATTATGAAATAGCTGAAGAACTTGGTGTAACCATAAATTTTTTACACGCATGTGTGAATTATTATAAATGTAGATATGAAACAAATAAGTACCTTAAGGAGGGGTAATTGTGGCGATAAAAACCAACTATGAAAAGAATGGTAGCAAATATTTTAGAGTTACCGCCAGCATTGGAAGAGATTCTTCAGGTAAATTAATAAGAAAAGAGTTTTATGGGAAAAGCAAAAAGGAAGCTGAGCAAAAAAGAGATGAATATTTAGAAGACGTGAGAGCTGGAGCTAACAATCGCAGTACCATCCAATTAGGCACGTTTCTCTATACTTGGCTATTTGAAGTGGTTAAATTATCCGTTAAACCTTCTACCTTCGAACGATATGAAGGTATATATAGAAATTATATAAAGGATACAGCCCTATATACTCTTATATTAAAAGATGTTTCTACCATGCAAATACAAAAACATTACAATAAACTCTTTAGTGATGGTTGTACCAGTAGCATGATCTACAATCTTAATAAACTTTTAAAGAAATTTTTCAACTACTGTGTATTACAGGGTTACATAGTAAGAAATCCATGTGATGCAAAAAAGATAATAATACCAGAAGATACAACAAAAAATAAAACACGTGAAATTGAAGTGTTTACAGATGAAGAATTAGAACGCTTAAAGAATGAAATTAAAGGTGATAGACTTGAAGCCTTGTATCTATTGGCACTTGGTACTGGAATGCGTGAAGGTGAGCTTTTAGGCTTAAAATGGCAAGACATTAATTATGATGAGCAAACCATAGATATAAAAAGAAGTGTAAAAAATGTAGCCAATATAGATAGCAATGGAAACAAACGATATCAAATTGTAGTGCAAGCACCCAAAACAAGGGGTTCAGCAAGAACGATTCCAATGCCTTCAAAATTAATTACTTCTTTAAAAAATCACAAGAGAATGCAATTACAAGAAAAGTTTAGAGCTGGTAGTTCCTATAATGATAATGATTTTATATTTACCACAGAACTTGGAACAAATATAGATGCTTCAAACTTGCTTAAAAAGTTTAAGAAAATATTATTGAAAGCAAATATACCTTACAGAAAATTTCATGCTTTAAGGCACACATTTGCTACTAAACTATTTGAAAATGATGTCCCTATAAAAACAGTACAAGAATTGTTAGGACATAGCAATATGTCTATAACAGCTAATATATACACACATGTAATGCCAAAGAAAAAAACAACTGCTGTTGAGACATTAAATAAATATTTCATATAAGTGTGGGAAATAACACATTTATTTTTTATTAAAAATTATTGTGGGAAAAGTGTGGGAAACTAATAAAAAATGACTAAATCCTTTATTCAAGAACTTAGTCATTTCAATAGTTTATGGTGCGTCAGAGAAGATTCGAACTCCCGACCAACTGG